GTGAGCTTATCGCTCAGTGTATACTTGATAATATTCTTAAGGTTAAATAATTTTTAAAATAAAAAACGAACGGTGCCTTTAGTGTTATGTCCTTAACGGATAAATAACGCAAACGGCGCCGTTCATTTTTTTGATTCTGCATTTACATGGCAATATTGACATACGGTTTAAAATGATGTATAATGTTTATGTAATTATATAGAAGAGAGGCAGATACTGTGAAAAAAATAGCTTATTTACTCATTTTATGTTTACTTTTCGGTGTAATGACGACCTTCGTTTCGTGTAAGGAGAATAACGGAAACACAGCCGATACGTCCGCCACTGCGGAAAATTCCGACTCCGGAAACGTAGGAGACTCGGACAGTGAGACGGGCGGCGACAGCTCGTCTGAAAGCAGCGGTGATACCGATAGCTCAAGCACACCCGAAACGGGAAAGTCTATAGATCTTTACATAATCGCGGGACAGTCCAACGCAACGGGACACACCAAATTTGACGAGACGGTCCTTGCGTCGCTTTGGAAGGATTACAAGGTAGGCTCGGAGAATATTCTTTACAGAGGGCGTGCGGAATATACAAATAACGTAAACACCCCTCAGGTATCTACCGGTGTTAACGAGGTAACAATGTGGACCAACGCAAAGGCGGGTCAGGGCAAGACCACCGCGCATATGGGTGCGGAGGTAGGAATGGCTTCGGTACTTTCTTCTTCCTACTACACGGGAGATAAGGTTTGCGGAATAGTAAAGTACGCTCACGGCGGAACCTCTATATTTAACAGCACAAGCGGAGAGAACGCGGCTAACGGAAACTGGGTCCCTCCCTCCTATGCAAGCGCGAAGGGCTTGAAGTACGAAGGACTTACGGGCAATCTTTACAGAAATCTTATTGACGAAGTGGGCTACAGCATCAGAATTCTCGAAAGAAACGGCTATGACGATATCAATATAAAGGGTGTGTTCTGGATGCAGGGTGAGGCTGACAGAGGAAATCCTGCGGAACATAAGACCGCTCTTACCTGCTTGATCAACGACATACGCAATGATCTCGGAGAGTTAGTCGGAGAGGACCTTTCTGATCTTGCGTTCATGATAGGAGAGATATCGAGAACCTCAGGCTCTGCAAAGGCAGAAACCGTCGCTACCAACGAAGCTTTTATTTCAATGCAGAGAGACGTGGCAAATACCATGGATAACGTATACGCAATAGCATCGAGCGCATTTGAGATCAATTGGCTTGAGGGCGGCGAGGACAAGAACGGTCAGGATAAATGGCACTGGACCACCGAGCATATGTTCTGCATCGGCGAGCTTGTTGCAGAGTGTATACTTGATAATATTCTTAAGGTTAAGTAATTAATATAAATAAAAAATGCAGTCATTTAGGACTGCATTTTTTATTTATCTTCCGTTTATAAGGTCTGACATATTATAGGAGCCTGAGGACTTCGTAGCCAGATATTCCGCTGCGCGGAGAGCTCCGTTTGCGAATATCTCTCTTGACATTGCCGTATGCTTGAGGGAAACCGTTTCGTTGCTTCCTGCAAATATTACCTCGTGCTCGCCTACTATGGTTCCGCCTCTTACAGAGTGGATTCCTATTTCTTCGCTTGAACGTTTACGGCGCACCTGGTGGCGATCGTATACGTATTCGGTCTTATCCCTCTCGGAAGCAATTCCGTCTGCTATCATTATTGCCGTACCGCTGGGCGCATCAAGCTTTTGGTTGTGATGCTTTTCTATTATCTCAACGTCAAAGGCAAGCCCTAAAGTAGCCGCCGCGTTTTTGCAAAGCTCAATAAGAAGATTTATACCTATTGACATATTTCCTGAGAAGAAAACGGGGATTTCCTTTGCGGCATCGTTCATCATAGCTCTCTCATCGTCGGTATGACCGGTTGTGCAAACTACGATGGGTGTTTTTGTCTTTTTTGCATAATCGAGAAGAGAGGAGATTGCGGTATGATGAGAAAAGTCGATTATAACGTCAGCTTTTTCCGAAAAGTCAGAAACAGTCTGATATACGGGAAATTTGCAGGCGGCGGCAACCGAATCGGCATTTGCGTCAACTCCCGCAAGGATTCTGTATTTATCACTATTTTCGGTTTCCTTTACGATTGCCTGACCCATGCGTCCGCCGCATCCGCTGAGAATTATGTTTGTCATTGTTTATGTCCTTTCGTTTATACGCAGGTTGAATTAAAGAATTCCATGCGCTTTCATATCCGCAATAAGTCTTGCCTTGTTTGCTTCCTCCATTTCGCAGAGGGGCAAACGCATTTCCTCGGAGCACCATCCAAGAAGTGCTGCAGCTGTCTTTACGGGAATGGGATTCACCTCACAGAAGAGGGAATTGATAAGCTTGAGATACTTAAGCTGAAGCTCTCTTGCGGAAGCGTAATCACCGTCAAGACAGAACTGCGCCATATCGTGGGTCTGCTTGGGGAGAATGTTGGAAAGAACCGATATAACACCCTTACCGCCAAGAGACATAATAGGAACTATCTGGTCGTCGTTACCGGAATAAATATCAAGACTGTCTCCGCACTCAGCGGCAAGCTCTGCGACTGCGCTGAGATTACCCGATGCTTCCTTGACCGCAACGATTCTCTCATGCTTTGCAAGCTCGCGGTATACGGGGAGAGTGATGTTGCAACCCGTACGCGAGGGTACGTTGTAAAGAATAATAGGTTTATCGGTCTTGTCGGCAGTCTCAAGGAAGCTTTTGATAAGACCCTTCTGACTTGCCTTGTTATAGTAAGGAGTTACAAGAAGAAGCGCGTCTGCTCCTACCTCGCATGCATATCTTGAAAGCTCGATTCCGTACGCCGTGTCGTTGGAGCCGGTACCCGCAATAACGGGAACTCTGCCCTCAACCTTTTCAACAACGTACTTCATACATTCGCAGTGCTCCTCATGGGTAAGAGTAGCCGCCTCACCCGTGGTACCCGCTACGACAATAGCGTCGATACCGCCGCTTATCTGATCCTCAATAATTCTTCCAAAGCTGTCGTAATCTATCTTACCGCCCGAAAAAGGGGTAATAATAGCAGTAGCCGCGCCTGTGAAAATTGTCTTCTTGAATTTGCTCATGATAATATCCTTTCGTATGTATAAAGATGATTAAAAAAACTATATAAAAATAAAAAAACCGGTTGAAAACCAGCTGTAATTGTACTATAATATAAGCGTATGAACGCATAAATTTAGCAATAACAGATAGCTCTCCATCAAAATCTTTAAGAAGTGATGACAGTCTGACGGTTATTCACCTAACAGACCAGTACGCATACCCACCGAAGATATACGCCTTCGGCACCATACCCTCGAAATACACCTCAAACGGCTCGGAAACCTCGGTGTAAGACGGTGATACGACGCACCTCTATCATAATTATATGTTTCTTCCGTACTATCATAGCATATAAAGAGCGGTATGTCAATAGATTTTTTTATATTTTAAGATTTTTATTTCCCGAAAGGAATTACGTATGATAATAACCAACGAAAAAAAGGCAACCGACCTTAAAACCTCGGATTTCTTCTACGACCTGCCGGATGAGCTTATAGCTCAGCATCCCGCAGAGAAGCGGGACCATTCAAGGCTGATGGTTCTTGATCGCGAGATCGGAAGCATAGAACATAAGCATTTTTACGATATAGTTGATTATCTTGAGCCCAATGACGTTCTTGTAATAAACGATTCAAAGGTCATACCCGCCAGAATATACGGATACGTAGAGGGTAGAGAAGAAGCAACGCTTGAGCTTTTGCTTCTCCGTCAGAGAGATATAGACACATGGGAGACCCTTGTTCGTCCCGGAAAGAGAGCGAAGATCGGAATGCGCTCGGTTTTTGGAAAGGGAATACTCAAGGGCGAGGTGGTCGATATTGTCGAGGAAGGAAACAGACTCATAAAATTCACCTACGACAGGGACAAGTATTCTAATATATACGAAATATTGTCTATTGTGGGAATGATGCCCCTTCCCCCGTATATTACCGAACAGCTTGGAGATAATTCAAGATATCAGACCGTATATGCAAGAGAAGAGGGAAGCGCGGCGGCGCCTACTGCCGGATTGCACTTCACCCCGGAGCTTTTGCAAAGGATAAGGGATAAGGGCGTGGCTATTGCTCCCGTAATGCTTCACGTTGGACTCGGAACCTTTCGACCGGTTAAGGCAGAGCGCATTGACGAGCATATAATGCACACCGAGTATTTCAGCGTTTCAAAGGAAAGCGCTGAGATAATAAATGAGCGAAAAGCCAAGGGAGGACGGCTTATTTGCGTAGGAACAACGTCATGCCGCACAATTGAAAGTGTTGCGGAAGAAAACGGACATATCCCCGAAATGAGCGGAGATACGGGAATATTTATATATCCGGGTTACAAATTCAAGGCAGTCGATGCGCTGATAACCAATTTTCATTTGCCCGAAAGTACACTGCTGATGCTTGTTTCGGCGCTTTACAGCAAAGAAAAAATAATGGAAGCATATAAGACCGCTGTAGAAGAAAAATACAGATTTTTCTCCTTTGGCGACGCGATGTTTATAGGATAAAAGAAATCGTTTTTAGCCAAAATACGTAAAATCCCTTGTATTTCAAGGCTTTTTCGGCACTTTTGGTAGAAATGAATTTCGCAGTAAGTCGAGAAAAACGGAAATCTTTAATCCCCATCGAACCCGATGTGTATGATTTTGCCCTATTTTTTCAGGGCGATTTTGGGGCGAAAATAGGTCGAAAATAGGCAGTCAGGAAGAAAATCCCGACTGCCTTTTCTTATTGCTCTTTGTAGAAAAATTCGTGCTTCATTCCGTTCTTGAATGTGATCGCCGACACGCAACCGTCAGTGACATCTATTCTCTCGATGATGCTCAGGATAAAGTTTCTCGGCACCTGCTCGTCTATGCCACGAATGTATTTCTCGTAGTCGATGTTCTTTGCATCGAGCAGTTTCTCGACCATAATGAAATAGCTTGCTTTCTTCAGGAACGATTCATCGGTGATCTTGTCTCCGAACGCTTCTCCGCCGAGCTCAGTCATTCGCTTCTCGATGGCGGACATTTCGCTCGTGATCTTCTCCCTCTCCAAAATGAACTCGGTCGGAGGTGTCTCTGCTTCGTTGTATAGGAACACTGTCTGCAATCGGTTCATAGCGGTTTGCAGCTTGCGATGCTTTTCTCGAAGCATCTCGTACTCGCTCACTTTGGCATCAGTTTCTTCCACGATATAAGATGGCTTGTATTCAAGACCACTCTCACCACGAGCCAAGAGATCAGATAGCTGTTCGAGGCCCGAAGCTCCTATGTGATCGACCGAGAAGAAAGCTGTTCCCTGAAGGAGCTTTTTGCCGAGTGTTTCAGGGGAATATTTTTTGCCAGAATTTTTGACTCGTATGATGTTTGCGACATAGTTGAACACGAACGGACCTAATGCAGCATCGGAGACGTATTTGTTCGAGCATACAGACGAGTTCTTCCTTCGACGTGAACAGCCGTAAATGGAAGGTCGCCATCCGTCCGCTCTTCGCTTATCGAGCGTGGCGGACATAAGAGCTCCGCAGACACCGCATTTTGTGATACCTGCAAAGATGTGGATATTCTTCCTCACATAGCTTTCGGTTTCGGGAACTCCACCCCTGCGGTTACGCTTCAGGAGGAACTGTATGCGGTCGAACCTCTCCACAGTTACGATTGCTATGTGATGATCCTCGAACACGATCCAGTCGTCTGGCTTTCGCTTGCTGACAGCCTTTCCGTCCTTGTAAACATTGTATAGGTATGAGCCGTTGTAAAAAGGATTTGTCAGAATTTTGTGGATTGTGGTAATGCTCCATTCCTTGCCGTTCTTTGTTGGGTAGTTGTTCTCGTTAAGCCAACGGCAGATGTAGGCGAGAGATTGATATTCCTCGTACATATCGTAGATGGTGCGGACGATTTTCGCCTCGGATTCGATGAGGGAGAATTCCTTCGCCTCTTTATCCCATTTGTAACCGTATGGAACCCTGCCGCCGTTCCACTGACCGTTGTTCGCTCTCGAAAGCATTACTGCCGTAACACGCTCGGAGGTCATATTACGCTCCAGCTCCGCAAAAACGAGAATGATTTTCAGCATAGCCTCGCCTATTGCCGAGCTTGTATCGAACTGCTCGTTCTTTGACACGAACGCAACACCGAGACGCTTCAGCTCGGCATACATCTGTGCGAAGTCGAGTAGGTTTCTGCTGATACGGTCAATCTTCCATACGAGAAGATGAGAGAACTCACCTGTGCGGAGACGCTCCATCATACGTTGATAGTCGGGGCGGTCGGTGTTCTTTGCAGAGTAGCCGGGATCTTCGAATATGACATAATCCTTTATGCCGAGAACCATCTCGGAGTATGCTGTAAGCTCACGCTTTTGTACTTGTAAAGAGTCTTTGTCAATCTGCATAGCAGTTGAGACTCGAATATATATGGCGACCTTTTGGGTAGAGATCGCATCGGAAATGTAACTGCTCATTGTTTGCCTCCTCTTTGAATTTGTAGTATGGGACAAAAGATAGGACAGTCCACGGGACAGTCTGCGGATTTTCCACCGCTAACACTAACAGTAACACTAACAGTAACACTAACAGTAATAGTAACACGAATAAAGACAGTTATGGCGATAGCCGTTCAGAACGACTACCGCCATTCTTGTTTGTCAGTTTTTCTGTATTGCGGTTATGAACTGCTCAACAGCTCGTATGAAATCTTGCTTGCGGTGTAGAACCTCGTTTACGTCGGCGTAGTAGAATCCTGCGACATTATCATACGGAGGAGTCTTGCATCTGCTGTCGTCCACCACCTCTTTGTAGAAATCGAGGAAATCGTCGGCATCAAACGGGAATACGCCGTTCTTTTCGAGCGAAGCCTTGATTCTTCCGGGAACGAGCCAAATGTCCGCTTGGTCGCTCGCTATGCCGAAGATTACGAGTGAGCAGGTCTTTCCCTCTCCAAGAACGAATTTGACCGCAAGCTCGGTGGGAGAAAGAGAAATGTTGATACCGCCTATTGCATCGAGATCTGCTATGAATTCGCCAACCTCATCTGCATCGTAGCCACCGTTCTCGCAGAACTTGGATATGAACTCACGTCTTGTGAGCATAGGCTTACGAATGTATTTGCTCGGAGAAACCGATTCCGACTCCGTTTCCTCATCGACGTAGGATCCGTGAATGCTCACGATGTTACGCTCGATTACAGATGTCTTTGCCAAAAGGTTGGGGATGACGATTACGCCGTTCTCGGTCTGGTATATCTCCATCTCGGCAAGAGCGAGATTGAAAGCCATAGAGGTATTTTCGTTCAGGAAGTCAGCCAACTGCTGAACGCTGGAACGGATACCGTCGCCAATTATCATCAGTAAGAACGATGCTCTTTTGAGAGAATCGTTTATTCTGTCGGTGAGCCTCGCTTCATCAGCGAAAGTCAAGCACCCCTTCGAAGCCATAATGTCTATGATGCGTTTCGACTGACCTTCGGATTTGAACGTGTATTCCTCTGCGACCTTGTTTAGCATCTCGCAGTCCCACTTTTGCAGTTCCTTGGCATAGTCGATGATTTGAGCAACGACGGTACGCCTCGATTCCTGATTCCTGAACAGTTTTGTTTCGACTATGACGATTTGACCTGAAGGTGTGATGTAGAGATTGTCGATATATCCCTTTGTTTCGCCGCTGCCGACCGGAACCTCTCTTCCGATACAGACGAGAGGCGCATATTCGGAGCCTACCTCGTAGGAAGGAATGATAAAAGGATTGTCGGCGAGTATTTCCTGAAGCCAAGCCTCGTTGAAACTGCCCGTCATAAATGGAATTCGCTTCATAACCGATGCTTGTCCGTTGGGATCTACGTGAATAGCCGAGCGGGACATTCTTTCGGTGTAGATCATTTGTCGCCACCCTTTCGATACTTGCCGAGAACCGCTTGAATTACACGGCGGTCATCGGGAGAAGCAAGAGAATATAGGCTTGCAACCTCTTGAACCTCTTTCGGCATTACATCAAATTGGTCGCCATTGATACCGAGAAGCCAGTCGATGGATACGTTGAAAAATGACGCAATGTTTACGACATAGGGGAGGTCAGGCGTTCTGTCGCCCGATAGGTAGCGAGAGATCGTAGCTGCACTCGCATTGATTTCTGCGGCAAAGCCCTTGATGGTGTACCCTCTCACGCTGAGAAGATTTTTGAGATTTTCCCTGAAAAATGAGTAGTCCATATATTTTTCTCCTTTACCGAGATGTAAATTTATATTACCATTTTTGTTATTATATCATAAAGTTTGAAAAAAATCTACATTTTCTAAAAAAAATTCAGAAAAACTATTGACAATTACCGATTGGTATGCTATAATAACGATGTCGGTAAACTCAAACCCGACAAATATGATAGAAAGAAGGTGAACTGAATGGTTAAAACCTGCGAAATCAGAGGAGCCCGTGCAAGGCTTGGATTAACTCAGCAGTATATGGCAGAACAGTTGGGAATATCCCCTGCGTCGTACTCCAACAAGGAACAGGGTAAGACGCAGTTCGCCGATGCTGAGAAGTTCAAGGTCGCAAAGATATTTGATTGGTCGTTGTCGGAGATTAACGACTTTTTGTTTGACGGACAGTTACCGATTGGCAATACGGAGATGAAATGACGGAAAATATTTTTTGTCCCGAAGTTGCCGATTGGTGCGACCTATCCGACCTTCTGGTATTATTATACAGCAAAAGGAGGCGAATGAAAATGGGACGTGATGCTACGAAAGCGGCAGGAAATCCTTGGTTTGAAGCGAGGAAAAAGGCTGCCGAATACGATGACAGGCTACGAAGCCGAGAGGGAGCGGCGGAACTGCTCGGAATGTCGGTTTCTTCTGTGGCTGATGCGGAGCTGAACCTCACGAAATGTATGCCCGTTGACAAGGCGGTTCTTATGGCTGACCTTTATCGCTCGCCTCATTTGCTGAATTATTATTGCCTGAATGAATGTCCGATAGGATGCAGGCACTTCATCTCGGATGAGGTAGCTGACATTGACCGTATCACAGTAAAGTTGTTGAAGAACCTGAACGCAGACCACATCGAAGACATCAAAGCAAAGATGTTGGAGATCGCGGGCGACGGAGAGGTTTGCGAAAACGATCAAGTATTGCTGAAAGAGGTTCTCTCGTTCTTCGAGGAGCTCTCCAAGGCTGTGAGCGAGTTGAAAATCCTGCACGATGCAATCTGCGGAGGTAATGATGGAAAAGCGAAACGGTAAGAACATCATCGAAATTTTGAAAAATGAATACGGATTTACCTCCGAAAAGGATCTTGACAGAGCGATTGCAGAGATAGGGTTTATAGACATCTCGGTATTTTGCTTGAAAGCAAAAGAGAAGAAAGTCAAAGCATCCTGAAAGGAGTAAGAGATATGGATGAAAAGGTTGAACGCTTGCTTGGCATAGTCAAGAAAGTTCAGGAAGAAACAGGCTACGAGTTCTCGTTTGACGAGATGACAGACATTCTGCTTTACACTCGCAGAAAATGCGAGGTGAACGGCAAGGGTGAGGATTATATCCCGATCTTGTTCGAGAACGAGCTGTCAGACTACCTGATGCGTAGAGAAATCAACAGAATGGGGGCGATGAACAGATGTGCGAGATTTGCCACAGCAGCCCTTGTTTAAGTAGATGTCCCAACGCTCCTGAACCTCCCTCGATTGGCAGATGCAAATTCTGCGGCGAGGATATTCAGGTAGGTGAGGAGTATTTCGAGTACGACGGCAAGAAGTATCACGAAGAGTGCTTTGCTGATTGTGCGGTCAACCTGCTCATAGAGATTGGTGCGGAATTAAAGACAGCCGAAGAGGAGGTTCCCGACTATGATCCCTACGATGATTAAGCTCCCGAACCTTTCGGAACTGTCGTTCACCGATGAAGACCATATCTACCGTTTGAACGGAGTCATCATACCGAGCGTTTCCGCTGTTATGGAACCGCTCTCGATGGCAAAGTACAAAGGCATCAGCGAAGCCACGCTCGACAGAGCGGCAAACAAAGGAACGTCCGTCCACAATGCGATTGAGAATTACATCAAGTTCGGCATTGACGACGTGCCTCCCGAACATCGTGGATACTTCGATGGTTTCCTCGATTGGCTTGATGAGAAGAAACCGGTGTTTGTTTCCTCGGAGTTCCAATGTTACCACAAGCTGATGATGTACGGAGGAACGCTCGACATTCTCTCCTATATCGGAGATAAGTTGACGTTGACCGATGTAAAGACCACCTACACGATAAGCGAAATGACCTGCCGTGTTCAGCTTGAAGCATATGCTCAAATTCTTGCGAGCCACGGGATCTATATAGAGCAGAAAGAAATTCTGCACCTCACCCCAGAAGGTCGAGGAAAGAAGAGATACGAAGGCTACCCTGCAAAAGACGCAGAGGCTTGGAGAGTCTTCGGCTCATTAAAGTGTGTGTACGACTGGATAAGTCGCCACTAATAAATATTTTTTGAAAGGAGTGTCAGTATGAACGAAGCAGTAGCGAAAAGCGAAGCCCTTGTCCTTGACACAGCCGAGAACGAACAGCTCGGCAAAGAAGTTAGCCTGATGGAAAGTCAGGCATCCGCAGTTGTTGTAGCGACCGAGGCTGACTATTCGGTAGCGGGAGACCTCATTAAGACCATTAAGGCGATGCAAAAGCAGGTCAAGGATTATTGGGATCCGCTCCGTGTGGCAGCCAAGAGAACCTACGATGACGTACTCGCCAAAAAGAAGGCGATGCTCGATCCCCTTGAAGCCGCAGAGAAGATTCTCAAAGGCAAGATGGGTGATTTTGTTCTCGAACAGGAGAGAAAGAGACAGGAACAGGAGGAGGCGATGCGTAAGCTCGCTCAGGCAGAGATCGACCGCAAGCTCGATGAGGCTGCCACCGCAGAACAGAACGGAGACGCAATGGGCGTTGAGTTCGCAATGGCGGAAGCAGAGGTTATGCAGGGCATCGCAGAAGCGGGCTCGATTCCCTCACAGAAGCCGAAGGCAAACGGTGTATCGACCTCGAAGGCGTGGAAGATCGTATCCGTAGATCCTGCACAGGTTCCTGTAAGCATTGCAGGAGCAGTTATCCGCCCTGTCGATGAGAGTGCTGTTATGGCTCTCATTAAGGCAACGAAGGGCAAAATCGAAATCCCCGGTATCAAGTACGAAGAAACGGTCACGATCAGTGTCCGTTCTTAAATAAATCACAGGAGGCAAAGAAATGTCAAACGAATTGATGGCAGTAGAGTTTAAGAGCCTTTCGGGGCTTATGGTAAAGCTCGACGCTGATACCGTCAAGAACACCTTGACGAGAGGTAACGGAAAAGTTACCGACCAAGAGGTTGCGATGTTCCTCCGCACTTGTCAGGCAAAGCAGCTCGATCCGTTGGAAAACGGCGAGGTTTACCTGATTAAGTACGATGACAGAGCACCCGCACAGTTTGTGGTAGGATGCCACGCTTATATCCGCAGAGCCGACCATTTCCCTGAATACAGAGGATATAAGTCGGGTATCACGGTCCTGAGAAAGTCCCAGAACGGAGAGATGTCCGTAGTTCAGAAGGAAGGATCTTGCATTTACAAAGCACTTGGCGAAGAGTTGATCGGAGGATGGTGCAGAGTACGCAGAGAACGCTCTCCCGGAAACGTGGAAGAGACTTTTGTTGAGGTTTCCCTCGAAGAGTACAGTTCGGGACAGAGCAACTGGAAGTCAAAGCCTGCAACAATGATTCAGAAAGTAGCAAAGTCTCAGGCATTCCGTGCGGCATTCCCGAATGAATATGAGGGCATCTACACCGTAGATGAGATGCAGGCATCGGGTGCTATTCCCGCAGATTATGTCGTGGTCGAGGAGACGGGCGAGGTTGTAGCAGCCAAGCAGACACCCGTAGTCACGAACGCACAAAGACAGGAGTTGTTCCGTGCGGCAAAGCAGTATTTCGGAGATGATGCGAACAGCATTATCAAAGATCTGTTGAGTCAGGAAGGACTTTCCTCTACGGAGGGTATGCTCGTAACCGTGTTCGATGCGATTATGGAGCGTATGAAAATTATGGCAGAGGAAAAGGAGCAGTCGCTCTCAGGCGAAGGCTATGACGAAACTGCCGAATAAGATTCGGTTGAATGACCGATCCAAAGGAACAGGCAGGTGAAAGTATGATTTGGGTTGCTGTATATAAGAGCATAGACGGACCGAAGCTCCGACGCTTATACAAGTATATCCACGGCAACAAGGCGGAGGCGATAGGCATTCTCGTTACGTTGTGGCAGTGGGGCTTGGATAACGCAGAACCCGATGGACGCATCATCAGTGCCGACAAGGAAGATGTCGAGGAATGCCTTGCTACCCTTAAATGCAAGGCTTCCGCCGACAAGATCGTTGAAGGGCTGATAGAGTCTGGATGGATAGACGAGACCGATGAGGGTTTGTTCTTGCACGATTGGGACACTTGGCAAGAGCCGTTTTATAAAGCGAAAGCTCGCCGAGAAAACGATAACAAGCGTAAGCAAGAATACCGCAGAAGAAAAGCATCAAACACCGACGAAGACACCGAAAGCAGAAATTCCGCAGACGATTCCGAAGACAGTCCTGCGGACATTCCGCAGACAGTCCCGACAGGAGCAGAAACACCGGAGGCTCCGCCTGCGGAAAAGAAAAAGGAATCGAAGTACACGACGGATTTTGATGAGTTTTGGGCGGCGTACCCCAGAAACGTGGATAAAGGCAATGCCTTTAAGAAATACCAGACTCGTGTAAAAGAGGGCTTTTCTCCCGAAGAACTGCTTACAGCCGCAAAGAACTACGCTTTGCAGTGTAAGAGAGAGGGGACGGAGCAAAGGTACATCAAACACGCTGCCACCTTTTTGAGCGACACAAGACCGTTCCTTGATTACCTACCGAAGAAGGTCGAACCTGTCTCGACCGACGAAGAGGTGCAGAGCGGAAATCCTTTCCGAGATAGGAGTGGAGGATGATATGGGCGAGATGCAATCCGCTTTCGGAGGCGGAGGAGGACTTGAGCTGTTCAAGTCTTTCGCAGATATAGCAATAAAGAATCAGGAAAAAAGACCTGATGACTACATAGGGAGCGATGGCTTCCTGCATTGCGGCATCTGCAAAGAGCCTCGTCAAGAACACTACCAATTTGTCCGAAAGGATATTGAAAATGCCGAACCCGTACCAGTTTTAACTACAAGGCAATGCAAATGCGACCGAGATAGAGTTGCAGAAGAGGAACGGAAAAAGAAAGCCGATGCCGATATGCGACGGATCCAGCGGTTGAGAAAGCAGAGCCTTATGGATGCGAAGTTCACGGCGGTATCATTTGATACCTTGCAATTAACCCAGCATAACCAAAGAAACCTGAAATGGTGCAGAAATTACGCCAAGCGTTTCGAAGAAATGTTTGAGAAGAACCAAGGGCTTCTGCTATGGGGGAATGTCGGGACCGGCAAGAGCTACGCCGCCGCCGCAATAGCAAATTATCTTCTTTCGCAACAGATACCTGTTGTGATGACGTCATTCGTAAAGATCGTAGAGGATATGCAGTTGCGAAAGATAAACGAGTATGACTTTTTGGAGTCCTTGTCGTATGCAAAGCTCGTTATCTTTGATGATCTCGGCGCAGAAAGAAAAACGGATTTTGCGGCAGAGATAGTTTACAACGCTATTGATGACCGATACCGAAAGAAACTGCCTATGATTATCACAACTAACAGGACCTTGAACGAAATGCAGGACGAAACAGATCCCAAGTATTCTCGTGTGTACGATAGAATATTCGAGATGTGCTACCCAATGCAGTTCACAGGACCGAGCTGGAGGCGAAAAATCGCCGCAGACAATTACGATGCAATGCAGTCACTGTTCGAAGACGACGATTGACAGAAAGGAGAAGATATGAGCAAATTTGAATCCAAAGGCACTCTGAAGATCGGGAGTGCCGAAGACCGAGAGGCTATCGCAACGATCCTGTTCAGGAATGGATACACGGTCCACCCTGTTCGTTACAGGCCCGAAGGCAGTAAGACCTATCAGTATTTCGTCAAATACGAGATGAATGGCACAGATAAGGGCTATGACATTTCGGGAAAGGAGGCTGGATATGCAGAAGGTTAGATTTGAAGTCCCCGGCGAGCC